TTACCCCAGATGGGCTAGACAGCAGACTTCCAGAAACATAAAGAGCACCAGTAATAACTTCTGATGTAGCATTGTCAACCGTTGCTCCAATTACTGTTGGTAAGAAGAAGTCTCCTTTCTTCAGGCTTGCGCGGAAAGTTTCGTAAGCACCACCTGACTCGTTAACACTAACGAGGAAGTTAGGCCCACCAAAACTCTTAACTTCAATACTGTTACCTCTTACCGTATTATCATCATTGAAGCCTAAGTTGTATCCTGTTCCTGGATAAAGACTTTCTATCTGGAACCTAAAAGCACTACTTTCGAAACTAAACCCTTTAACTGTGCCCCCAGTATATTCAATACCAGAACCTGTGATATTACCGCCACCACTTGCAGGATATCCAAAGTCTCCGTTAAAAGCAGTAATTGGATATAAAACTCCTGACAGTGGAATCTCTCCACCAACCGCGAATGCAGATACGGTTAATGATGCTCTAGAGCCCGCAAAAGATCCCACGATAAATCCTGCTGAAGATACTGCTGCTGTATTCGCAGAATCGGTTTCATAATAAGCAGAAACTGAATCTACATTTGATGGTAGAACATTTCCATCAGCATCATAAGTGAATGGGAATTGAGCAGTTACTTTAAGAGTGTCAATATCAGTCCCGAAAACTGCTGCAAGAGCTTCCTGTTGAGTTGTGTAACCAGAGTCTGGCACAGAGTAGGTTTTAATTTCTGAGAATCCATTCTCTCCGGCGTTATTGGTAACTTGCACTTTAAAGACTGCGCCAGTGTCCACACCAAAACCAGAGTTTTTAACTGCGAATGCTGGGCATCCGCCGAGAGGGATTGTTGCAGAAGCGTCCTTTGCGTCATCACTTGCAACGCGAACAAAATACATGCTGTTCGTCGTTTCTAGGATCTCAAGAGCACCGATTAATCCTTGACCTGGAAGGGTCTCTGTTGGGTAACCAAAAGTGTCTACAAGATTATCTTGGCTCGTAACTAAAGTAGCTTTATCAGTTGGACCTTTAGTAGCAAAACCAACAACACCGACAGTTGTTGCACCGATTGATGGAGGATAGTTTGAGATATCCTTCTCAATCAAATAAACACCAGGACTCAGAATTGAAACCATATTAAACTCTCTCTAATTTTAGAAGACGTTTTTTTATCATCTTTTTGATCTGCTCTGATACTGAACTTTCTTGTATCAATACAGACTCTTTGGGTGTTAGCCAAAAAGAACTAGGTCCGCTTGGAGTTTTTATAAAAATATTAAATCCTTGTAGAGATAAATTTATTAACTTAACCACGTTAAATACTCCTATAAACTATTTAGAATCTTCGGGGTAAAAAATTAGAATAAATCTAATTTTTTATAGTTAGAGAGGAAAACAATACTCTAAGTTGAGTTCCTCTATTTTTCCTGTGTGTGTAACCAAGAACTTTGGATTTGGAATGTAGCTATCCACAGAAATATCATAAGATCTTCTAATCACTCTATCTTTACCATCTTGGAGTGATAAAGTTATATCAGAATTTTCTCTATTTAAGAAGCCTATAGTTTGATCACTGTAATCATTAGGTATTCTTAAAGTTGGATTGAAAAGACGCTTAACTTGCTCTGAAATTTGATCCATATCTTCGTAATACTTAGTCCATAAATTTAATGTATAAGTTATTACGGTAGGAACAGAAGCTAGGGAAGCTACTCTAACTGCTCTATTTGTTCTCTTATCAAAATACTTCTCAAACATTATTAAAGAATCAATTCTTCTTCTATCATCGTCAATCTCATCAGTTACTCTTGAGACAGATGCGACAGGTAAAATTATGTTAGACTCTTGCTTTATTTTGGCTATTACCCGTTCGGAACTTCCGTGCCAACAAGGAAGATGCTTTATCTCCTCTTCATCATTTCTATAAGAAATTTCAGAGAAGATTTTGATTAGACTCTTTAATAGACTTTTGTAAATACTAGAAATTAGCTTATCATCTACACTTCTTTTTAAGAGTTCATTGTATAGATTAGTCCTGTAATAGAAATTAGGATTATAATCTTGAGCTAGCTCTTGATCAAAAGAGCTAACAGATAAGTTAGTAATATTTACAGTGTCTCTCATATTAGTAAGTGGTTATGATTGGAGGCTCCTCCAGTTCAGAAAGAAGTTCCTCTATGAGCTTCTCTTTCTCTTGCATTGCTTGTTGTGTTAAAGTATCGCCATTCAATTGGCTGCCTCCACCTGGGCCTGGGAGGACTTTGAACTTACCTCTTATCTGCCCTAGAATCTCTTTAGAGCACGCAAGAGAGTATCTCTTGATCCAAGACTTGTAAGAAGGGTGAATAGTATTACTATCTAAAGCTCTATACTCTAAGATGCAATAATCATCTACAACAGGGGTTGGAGTTAGTTGTAGAATTTTATTGTTCAAGACATCCCAAGAGCCATCCTGAGAAAGAATCTTTCTTACCATCTCTAGGTGCATCTGAAGAATATAAAACTCACCTACAGAGAAATCTGAAAATAAGTGAGCATCTTGGAAATACTTAATGAAATAATCAAACTCAAGAGTGCCAGCTTGAGATTGAATAGAAAGCAACGTTTTCTTATAAATAACATAAGTTAGGTTATCTGCTATGAATTGAGGAATTTCATAGAGATTTTGTCCTACTGTCGTCTTGATTATTGCATATTGTTTTGTCCACACTGGAGCATGATAACTCATTCTCTGGACTGCTTCATCAATCGCGGTCTTAACTTGGAATGGTGTAAGCTCCACCTTAATAACAGGATAACCTAATCTAGCTAATACGAAGTCTAGGATTTCTCTGTAGAAAGGATTCAGTTCTTCGACAGTAGTCTCGAATGAAGACTTGTAATCGTATAACTCTTTTCCAATATCATCTGATGGTTTATAATCTGTAATCTTATTACCATCAAGAGGAGCATAAGAACTACCCCAAACGATCTCTGCTTTTATTCCTGATACAGCCATTATGTTTTCCTAGTGCGACGTTTTGTTTTACGTTTTGGTTCAACTTCTGCCTTTAATTCTTCGACAACAGCATCATCAATAACCACATAAAAATCTTCAGGTAGATCAGACTTTTGGTGTTCCTCAATTTCGACTGAGAGAGCTTTCTTTTGTTTAGGTTCTTCTAATTTCTCTAAGAACTTTAAAAACTCATCCGAAGGTATTTGAGGAAATTCCGCTACAGAGTTAGGATGTAAATCAATCAAGTTACCTGCACACGGAATAAAAAGTCTATACTTGGAAATATTTTTATACTTACTCATACATAGTATCTAGTATCTAAATACGAAAAAAGGTCGGAGGATTTTCTCCTCCGACCTAATCTCTTAGGCTAATTAGCTATCAGAAGCCCTTGTAGCCTGGGATTGCTACGTTACCATCAAGCAGGTTCATTCTAGCTGCTGGTCTCAGCAGGTGGTTGCCAGTTGCACCAACAACACGGATGATTCTGAAGAATCGTGATGCAGGCTGAATTGCGACCTTGCCATAGCGAGTAAGGATACCCTTTCTTGGCTGGAAGCTTTCAGGATCGGTGATCGTTGGGAGTTGCTGGAGTGGGATGTAGGGGCAGTAAATGAACCCTGAGTCCATTGGACCAGAACCCTTGTAGCCCATCATGATTTCATCAGTTGGGAACATTGGGTCAACGAACAGATCGTAGCGACCGGCGAACTTGCCCTTGAACTCGATTGACGTGTTGCCAATGTTGGTTGGGCGATCAGCGGCAGCAATACCACCTTCAAGCTTGGCGGCTGATTCAAGCATAGCAGCCATGATTGGTGAGGTGATTAACCAGCTACCAGGACCACGGAACGTCGTGCGATAAATATCCTGTGAGGCAAAGTTGAGCGTTGCCAGCAGGTTAGCATAGACGTGACCAAGGTGCTGAGGAGCAAAGTTAGTAACTGCATCCTGGAAGTAAGTAAGATCAACAACGTAGACGTTTGAGTTTCTAACTGGCTGCTGGTTAGAGGTTGCACCAGAATTCACATCATACTCAAAGGTTGTTGGGTTGAAAGCAGTGTTACCACCTGCACCGGGTTCTCTACCAGGGAAGGCAGGGAAGTTGTTTGGCGTGTTTCTTGGATCAAGTGAGCCAGGATACCAACCACCAAAGTCCGTGCTCGTTGCCCCGTCAACGATACCGTAAGCAATCATACGCATGTCTTCGATAAGCTCGCGGTCAATTTCGAGTTGCAGCTCGTTTGACAGGAGTGAAGTAAGCTCTTGCTCAAGATCGAGGTTGTGGTAAGCCTTGAGATCTTGTGATGCTTCCAGGGTCCAGAGAGCGCGCATCTTACGAGTGCGAGCCGTGACTGGCTGAGTCTGGATTTGCAGTGAGATCTCAGGGATGCTCGTGCCTTGTAGTCTTTCACCACCAGAGACTGACCAACCAAGGGTAGTTTC